GCACAAGAACATCACTTTGCGAACAATGCCCACCACCCAGAATGGTGGGGAGGCCAGGATATGGATGAAGTTCATCTTAAGGAGTCAGTTATTGACGGTCTTGCTTGTGCCTGGGAAAGGGACTACAAGATGCAGAGAATGAAACTCTCTGATTTGGCGAAGAATGTTGACCCAAAGACCGGTCTTCATAAGAGCTGGACGTTTGACCGGTACACGCTGAACGACAAGGTAAAAGTCGGAGACTTCCTGGGTGAGCTCAGGTCGTGTAAGGACATCATGCTTGATCCCGATTTTGACGTGTGTGAGTGGGACACTGATTTCAGAAAGAACATCACCACCTTTTCGCACATCATCGATGGACCCAACGTAGTGAAGGTTGAGCCTGCTCCCTTTAACAACGTGGCCCCAGGCCAGTCCAAGTTGAGGGCGACCATTTTCAATGGGAAGATGGGTATAGGTGACAAGGTGCTCCCGGTTTTATCTCAGAGAGATGACAGATCAAGAGGCTACGACCCAGTAGTGGTAGGAGCCAAGCTCGCTGGTAGCAACAAGCAGGTGCCTATCAATCCTGCTTCGCTCAAGAAGGCTAAGGAAGCCTCTCTGAAGAACTTCTTCAAGAAGATCCCGAACAAGTTTGCCAGGGAGATGACTTTTGAGGAGGCTGTTGCCGGAGTCCCTGGATTGATCAAAGGAGTTGACATGAAAACGTCTCCTGGATTCCCCCTTGTTGGGGAAAGAGTCGATGGAGGAAAGAGAGACTTCATCAAGGCAGGTAGTGACGGGAGGCCAGTGGCCTCAGAGTACCTCAAGGATAAGGTTGAGGAACTCCTTGGAAGACTTGATAAGGGTGAGGACCTGGAATCAGTCTTCCTGGCCCACCTAAAGGACGAGAGGGTGAGCCAAAAGAAAGTGGACGACCTAAGAACTCGAGTCGTCTACTGCGGCGATCTGATTGCTAATCTGGCTTTCAGAATGAGGTTTGGAGCAGGTCTCATAAACTTCAACAATTCCGGAGCCACCGGCCCCGCTGTGATCGGAGTGAACCCCATGTCATATGATGTCCAGGATATGAAAGACTACCTGGACGAGATTGGCGATGGGAGCTATCTGGCTGGAGACTACAAGGCTTTTGACCTCAGCTACCAAGCTCCCATAAGGGACGCTGCCTACGAAGTGCTTGGGAGGCTACTGGAGAAGTGGGTTCCCGGATTCAGCTGGAAGGCTTGGAAGGCTCACGTGAAACATCAGACAACTGGAG